CTCCTCGCATCGTTTCTCGTCGCGGTCCTGCTCTTGGAAGCCGCCGACGCCCTGGCCTACCGCCGCGCGGAAAAGGAGTTCAACGATGGACGCTAACGGATGGATGCCGATTGAGTCGGCGCCGGAAGACGCACACGCGATCTTGGGTTTCTCCGGGATGTGGCGTGGGAATCCAGAAATTGCGGTTTACGAGGCAATGCGATTCGGATCGAGCAAGCAGTTCGGCGGATGGGCTGTGCCCGGCGACCACGAGGGATACCACGACCCGCCAACCCACTGGATGCCTCTCCCCGCACCCCCGGAGAACGCAGATGGACGCTAACGGCCTGACCGCGATCGACGCAATCCAGCGCGGCAACGAAGGCATCGACATCGGCGCGTGGACCGGTGCGCCGACGCAGACCGAGCGGCCCGCGCTGCCGGGCACGGAGCACCTGATCGGCGTCGAGTTTGACCCGCTGCCGAAGCCGGCATGGCTCACCGAACGGAGCGCGGATCTGCTTTTCGTCGGCCTCGCTGTGGTCGGCATCTACATGGGATTGATGACATGAACGCACACACGCACACGGATTGGCAGGTCGATGGCTCGACGGTTTACGCACTGAACTTGGAGGGTAGCAACCGCTTTACCGCAAACGTCCAGCCGGGCTGGGCGACGGACGGTCGCCTGCGAACCGAGAGCGAGGAATGTGTCGCAAACGCACGGCTAATGGCGGCTGCGCCGTGCCTGCTGGCTGCGTTGCGCGATGCCGAGGAATTCATCGCGAACGGGATCGAGTACGGGTACATCCGCATGCCCGACGCAGACACACCAGACAGCGCGCACGAAACGCCGGAGATCATCCGCGCCGCCATCGCCAAGGCCACCGGAGCGCCCCCATGAACCCCTCCCCCATCTTCGCCCGTGGCTTCCGCTGCAAGTCGCAGACCCCGCCGCCCACACCGACCAACCGCGAGCGTATCCAGGCATATCGCGCGCTCGCCCCGGTCGAGCTCGGCAACAGCCGGCCGTGGAAGTGGAACGCCGTCAGCTACGCCGCCGCGCAAGTGCCCGGCCCCGATTACGACAACCAGCTGCGCGACGGGTTCGCGCACAAGTACGGAGTGACCCCATGAACAACATCGACCAACTCGCCGCCGCACTCGAAGCGGCCAAGATCAACGAGGACGCCGCACGCACGGCGCGCATCGACGCCGAGAACGCATTGCTCGCGGTCCTGCCAGAACGCACCGAAGGCAGCGCCACCGAACGCGGCCGTGACTACAAGGCCACCGTGACCTACGGCATGACGCGCTCCCTCGACGCAGCCGCTCTGGCCGCGATCAAGGACCGCGTGCCCGAAGCGCTGTTTGAGCAGGCCATCGAGTACGCGCCCAAGTTGAAGCTGACGGGGCTGCGGTTCCTGCAGAACAACGAGCCGGAGTCATACGCCGTACTGGCCCAGGCGATCACCGCCAAGCCGTCCAAGCCTTCGGTGAAGGTTGAGGCGCTGGTGTCGATGCGGGAGGCGGCGTGATGGCGACACCCGTGAAGATCACGCGAGCCACGCTCGCGGCCAAGGCCGCCGCGCGGTGGGCGGGGCAGTACCCGGACAAGTTCTACGGCGAGGACAAGCTCCAGATCGGTGCCGCGCTGCAAGCTCTCGGCCCCAACCCTGGCCCCGACGCGGTAGACCTCGCCATCGGCAACGGTTCGTGGACAGAGGTGCCCCAATGCAACGGCTGCGGGGTCGAGCGCGCCCCTGCCGTCGTGCAGGTGGGCGAAGAGCCTGACTACGACAGCGCGACCGCCTATCTCTGCGGCAACTGTCTCATCGACGCGCTGCGCGTCATCACTTCGGAATCCTGAACATGGCCATCTCTCTCACCAGCATCAGCAAGACCACCCGCAACAGCCTGCCCCCGCGCGTGGTCATTCACGGCGACGGCGGCGTCGGCAAGTCCACCTTCGCGGCCAGCGCCTTCAAGCCGATTTTCCTGCCGTTCGAGGACGGTCTCGACGGCATCGAAGTCGACGCCTTCCCGCGCCTGCTCAGCTACCAGGACGCGATCGACGCCATCGCCAGCCTCGCGAGCGGCCAGCACGAGTTCGGCACCGCCGTGATCGACAGCCTCGACTGGCTGGAGCCTCTGGTATGGGCGGAAGTCGCACGCGCCGCCGGCAAACAGTCGATCGAGGACATTCCGTATGGCAAGGGCTACGCCGAGGCCCTGCCGCTCTGGCGCAAGCTGCTCGACGGCATGAACTACCTGCGCGAGACACGCGGCATGGCGATCGTCTTGATCGCGCACAGCCAGATCAAGCGGTTCGAGGCTCCGGATAGCGAGCCGTTCGACCGCTACGAAATCAAGCTGCACAAGGGCGCTAACGCGATGGTCCGCGAATGGGCCGATGTGATCGGCTTCGCGCACCACGAAACGGCGATCAAGAAGGACACCAACGGTTTCAGCACCCGCGCCCGCGGCGTGTCGACCGGCCGCCGGATGCTGCGCGTCGCCGAGACCCCGGCATGCGTCGCGAAGAACCGCTACTCCCTGCCCGACGTGATCCCGCTGTCCTGGGATTCGCTCATGCAGGCCATGCACCCCGCCGCGCAGGCGGCTTAAACACCAACCCGCAACAGGAGATACACAGATGGCAATGATCCCCGCATTTAACCCGGCGGAAGTGCCGGAAGATGAGCGTAGCTTCGGCGCGCTGCCTGCCGGCAAGTACCCGCTCCACGTGACTGATTCCGACGTTAAGTCGACCAAGAACAACAACGGCAGCTATCTCGACTGCACGCTCGAAGTCATCGAGGGCGAGTACAAGGGCCGCAAGCTCTGGGCCAAGTTCAACCTCGAAAACCAGAACCCCGAAGCGGTGCGCATCGCACAGCGTCAGCTCGCTGACCTTTGTCTCGCGATCGGGCATCAGGGCGAGCTGCGAAACAGCGAGCACCTGCACTACAAGCCGTTCGTGGGCCGCGTGGAGTTCATCGCAAGCGGCACCACCACCAAGTCCGGCTACACCTACGACCGCGACAGCAACGACGTCAAGGGCTTCGAGAAGTACAACGGCGCAGCGACCGGTGGCCAGGGAAACGCACCCGCGTCGTCCTCGCCGACGAATGCCCCTTCTAGCGGCGCCGCGCCGTGGCAGCGAGCGGCCTAAAGGACCGCGCACCGGGGGCGCCTTTGCCCCCGGTGTCTATCTTTCGAGGTGACGAAATGGCGCAGATACCTAAACCTGCAACGAGTCAGACGGTCGAGGCAATTTATTCGTACTGGCAAAACAGCCAGAACGAGCCGCGCCGTGGGTATCTCGGCGGGTCTGTGATCGGACGCGAGTGCGAGCGCCAGCTTTGGTATGTCTTCCGCTGGGCCGAGTCGGCGGGCCAGTTCGAGGGCCGCATCCTGCGGCTGTTCGATCGCGGCCACCGCGAGGAGGCGACGTTTGTTCGCGAGCTGCGCGGCATCGGCTGCGAGGTCTACGACATCGACCCCAGCACCGGCCAGCAATTCCGCTTCAAGGCCGTGTACGGCCACGCTGGCGGCGGCATGGACGGCGTGCTCAAGGGCGTTCCCGAGGCGCCCAAGTCCTGGCACGCGGCCGAATTCAAGACGCACGGCTCCAAGTCGTTCGCCTCGCTAATCAAGGACGGCGTGCTCAAGTCCAAGCCCGAGCACTACGGGCAGGTGCAGCTGTACATGCGCTGGGCGAAGCTCGACCGCGCGCTCTATCTGGCGGTCAACAAAGACACCGACGAGCTATACAGCGAGCGGATCCACTATGACGAGACCGAGGCTTCCCGGCTTGAGCAGAAAGCCGAGCGCGTCATCTTCGCGCCCGAGCCCTTGCCGCGCATCAGCGAAGATCCGGCGTTCTACAAATGCAAGTTCTGCCCGGCTTCGCGCACCTGTCACACGTCGGCGTTGCCTGCGGTCAGCTGCCGCACCTGCCTGCACGCGACACCCGAGAAGGACGGCGACGGCCGCTGGTCGTGCGCGAAGTGGCGCGACGAGGCAGGCCAGCCGAGCACGATCCCAATTGAGCACCAGCGGACCGGCTGCGACTCGCACCTCTACATCCCCGCCCTGCCCGCTCGCTGGGGCGATGTCGTGGATGCGTCGGAACAAGACGGCTGGGTTGAGTACCGCGCGCCCGATGGCTTCGTGTTCCGCAACGGCCCATGGGGCGAGACCAGCTACACGAGTTCCGAGTTGTCGCAGGCGACGCCTGAGCTGTTGCGCAACGCGGAGTTTGCCGCGCTTCGCGTGCGCTATGCCGGGCGGATTGCTGCCCCGATGGAGGAAGCGGCGTGAAGCGGCCTGACGCATGGTGGTGGACGCCGGAGCAGCTGGCCGAGCTGACGCGCCGATACCCGAACGAGCGCACGGCCGACATCGCGCGCGACCTTGGGCGCGGGTTGCGCAGCGTGTACCAGAAGGCTCTAGCGCTGGGGCTCAAGAAATCGCCCGACTATCTCGCCAGCGAGGGCGCCGGCCGGTTTCTGCGCGAGCGGCGCGCGTCGGAGGGCACGCAGTTCAGGGCCGGAGACGAGCCGTGGAACAAGGGCCGCAGTTATGACGCAGGCGGGCGCAGCCACCACACGCGATTCAAGAAAGGGCGTCCCGCGAGCGAAGCGCCGAACTATCTCCCGCTCGGGACCGAGCGCATCAGCCGCGACGGCTACCTCGAGCGGAAGGTGACGGACGACCTGACTGTGACCTCGTCGCGCCGGTGGGTGGCTGTCCACCGGCTGGTGTGGGAGGCCGCGCACGGCCCGATCCCCGGCGGCCACATCGTCGTGTTCAAGCCCGGATGCGCAACCACTGACCGGGCAGAAATCAGTGCCGACCGCCTGGAGTGCATCACGCGCGTCGAGAACATGCGCCGCAACAGCTACCACAACAACTACCCCAAGGAGGTCGGGCAGCTGATCCAGCTGCGCGGCGCCCTGAATCGCAAAATCAAGAACCGGAGCAAGCAGCATGAAGAACAAGGTCAGTGACGTCCGCAACCACCTCGTCGCCGTCATGGAGGCGCTGAACGACCCGGCGAGCAAGCCGGAGGAACAGGCCGCGGCGATCGAGCGCGCCAAGGCGATGAGCGGGCTTGCCCAGCAGTACGTCAGCGCGGTCAAGGTCGAGCTGGATGCTTGCCGCATGTTCGACGAAACGAAGCTGCTGCCGGCCTCTGTCGAAGTGCCGGAGAGCCACACCCGCACGTTCCCGAGGGCCGCGTGATGGCTCAACCATACTCCGCCGGCCGCATCGGCCAGCGCCCGAACAACGAAATAGCCGAGCGCGCCGTCGACCACATCATGGGCGTCACGAAGCCGCAGGCCGTGTGCCTGGATCCGGAGGGGCGCGTCACCGTCGAGCCGGTGCGCGAGGCGGTCGAGGAGGACATCGTGGGCGTCTACGACCGGAGCCTGGGTCTGATTGCGCTCTATCGCGAGGTCCGCGACAACCTGACGTTCTGCGCAGAGGAGCGCGGCATCACTGGCGAGGCCAAGCCCCGGCGCGGCGTGTGGGCGGCTTCGGATCGGAGGGCGGCGTGATGGATAGCATCGAATCGGCAAGCGCACTGCTTGAATCCGTCGACAAGCACGCGGGCAGAGAAAGCGAGACTGCAAAGTGGGTTCGCGAAATGCTGAAAGCTGGGCACGACGCGCAAACTATCGCAAAGCTGATCGGCAACCAGCTGCGCATCCACCCATGACCATCTCCCTCCGCCCCTACCAGCGCCAGGCCGCAGACGCGTGCTGGGACTACATCCGCTGTCGCCCGGGCAATCCGGCGCTCGTGCTTCCAACGGGCGCCGGCAAGTCTCCGCTGATGGCTGCGCTTGCGAGCGAGGCCCATCAGCAATGGGGCGGCCGCGTCGCGATCGTGGCGCACGTGCAGGAGCTGGTGGAGCAGAACGCGGCGAAGCTCAAGGCGTTCTGGCCGGAGGCGCCGATGGGCGTGTATGCGGCAGGCCTCAACAGGCGCGACCGCTTCGACCCGATCCTGTTCTGCCAGATCCAAAGCGTCGCCACGCGCGCGCACGAGCTGGGCAAGTTCGACCTGTTACTGATCGATGAGGCGCACCGCATTCCTCTTGCGAGCGAGGGACGCTATCGACGCTTCATCGCCGACTGTCGCAAGTTCGCGCCGCACATGCGCGTGGTCGGCCTGACCGCCACGCCCTACCGCCTGCAGGGGCGCGCAGTGCCGGTGTGCGGGCCGGACAACATCCTCAACGAGATCGCCTACGAGGCCCGCATCCCGGACCTGATCGCAGGCGGCTTCCTGTCGCCGCTGGTCGGTCGGCAGGGCGTGACGCCGGACTTGGGCGCCGTCGCGATCAAAGGCGGCGAGTACGACGAAGGCCAGCTGGCCGACGCCATGATGGGACTGGTGGAACGCACGGCCGACGACCTCGTAGCACGCGCAGGCGATCGGCGCGCCTGGATCGTTTTCTGCGTCAACGTCGCGCACGCGCAGGCCGTCCAGGTCGCGCTCTCACGAGCGCGTGGATTGAAACTCGTCCCAGCCCAGCACCCGTTCGGCGTTGCGCCGGTCGCGCTCTCACGAGCGCGTGGAT